AAGGTGGCAGTCCTTTCAAGAAAGTTTTTATGCACACCGTAAAGGTAAATAAAGAAGTCGCACCTAACGGCTGGAAGACTTTTGTATGCCCTACACACAACAAGAAAGATGGTGAAGTAATGGGTGACGGTTGTCCTTTCTGTGAAACATCAGCAAAGGCAAAGGAGCTAAAGTCAAAGGCATTGGATGAGAGCACAAAGAAGAGATACGGTGACATCGAGTTCCTTAACAAAGTTAAGGAAATGTGGATTGTGCGCTGTATTGAACGTGACCACGAGGAAGATGGTGTTAAATTCTGGCTCTTCAATTCTTCAAAGAAGAAGGACGGAGTTTACGACAAGATTATGAACCTTGCGAAGATTCGTTCTGAAGCCGCTGCAAGAAAGGGAAACAATTACAGTATTTTCGACCTTAACAATGGACTTGACCTTATTGTTACACTTACAAAAACAGCAGACAATAAGACATCAATCCAGATTGTAGATGACGGATTCCCATCACCTTTGACTGACGATTTCGACCTTGGAATGAAATGGATTCAAGACGATAAGAACTGGTATGATGTATATACCGTTAAGTCTTATGACTACATGGCAATTATTGCACAAGGTGGCATTCCAGTGTTCAACAAGGAACTTAACAAGTATGTTGACAAGGAAGAAATGAATAAGATTAAGGAAGAGGCTGAGAAGAAGAGAATAGAGGAAGAACTTACAGAGGAAACAAAGGATTACTCAGCAATAAATGGCAATGGTATCATTATTGATGGTACTACCATGACAGCAGAAACTAAGGCAGATGAAACTCAAGAGGAAGAGGAAGATGACTTGCCATTCTAAAGTGTAAAAATGTTATGAAATATTCTTATTATTTTAAAAGTGATAGCGGTGACTCAATGCACATTATTTCTGAAAATCACTACGAAACAGCAGTTGATTTTATGAAGAATGAGTTTATAGGTGAGTACGAGGCTTGGAAAGATGAGGGATACGAGGACGATGAAATACCGTATGCAGAGTTCTCATGTAAGGAGATTAAATAAGGCAATGTTACGATTAATATGAACAGATGAGTAAATTATTCTATTATTATGGCTCAATGGCTTCAGCTAAAACACTGAGGCTATTGAGCACAGCCTATAACTTTGAAGAGAAGAACGTACAGATAATGGTTCTGAAACCAGCATTAGACACAAGGGATGGCGAAGGAATTATACGTTCTAGAGCAGGTCTTGAGCGCAAATGTGTAATGATTGATAAAGATATGAATCTATACAAGGCAATCAAGGCTTATAAGAATGTTTTGGCTGCACAGCTTGAGACACTTAAATGGGTTATTATTGATGAGTGCCAATTCTTGACAGAAGACCAAGTTAACCAATTATCAGATGTGGTTGATTTCCTAGATGTTAGCGTTATGTGTTTTGGCTTAAGGACAGATTTTAAGTCACAACTATTTCCAGGCTCAAAACGCCTTTTTGAACTTGCTGATGACATTGAAGAGATTAAGTCAACTTGTGAATGTGGTGATAGAAAAACATCAATTAATGCAAGATTCGATGAGAATGGTGAAATTGTTACAGAAGGTAGTCAAGTTGAGATTGGTGGAAATGATAGGTATAGAGCCATTTGTAGGAAGTGTTGGAAAGATAAGGTAAGAGACAAAATGCTTAAAGAGAATGGCGAAACTTAAAATGTATGTAAGGCATAGGAAATATTTCGTAGGTGATGAAATAGAATATCGTGTTTCCAATGAAATAAGACATGGTACGGTAATAAAAGCACCTAATACCTATTATTGTGATTCTCATACATATGGTATTGATTACTATGTTGTTTCAGATGCCGAAAAGTATCAAGTTGGAAACGAAAGAGAACAATTTCTTATACCACAATATCGTTTAATATCAGTAAGTAGTATAAATGGTAAAATTGAATAATTTTTTAGAGATATAAGTTATGAAACAGCCAATCAAAAAGAAAGAATTTACAAGACCTAGCATTGCTAGTATTAAGGAAAAACTTAACCTAACAAGAAAGTCTGAGTCAGACCTAGTGAAGTCAGTTGCAGATAAGCCAACGGATTTTATTCCACTGCCAGAGGCATTCTCAGATGCAATCAAGTTGCCAGGAATTCCAATGGGTTATCTTACAATCGTAACTGGATGGTCAAACACAGGTAAGTCAACTATTAAGAATTGTCTTATTGCATCTTGTATTAATAACGGTATATTGCCAGTTATATATGAGACAGAGAACAACTTTGATTTCCAATATGCCATCGACTGCGGAATGAAAGCAACCCCAGTTTACGGAGATATTGACGTTGAAGACGTTGACGAGGAAACTGGTGAGATTACCTATCATAAGGAGAAGAGAATTATCGACTACGATGGACCTTTCCTTTATTATGATAGCAAGATTCTAGCGGAGAATTATGGTAATAGAGACCACTCAACTGGTAAAGAGACTAAAGATAAACGTAAGGTTGCAGTTCTAGAGGATATTGCATATTCAATGAATGAGATTCTTGATGCGCAAGATAGAGGTGATATTCAACAGCCAATATGTTTCATTTGGGATTCAATCGGCTCAATTGGTTCTTATAAATCATATACAAGTAAGACTGGTAACAACATGTTTGATGCAGGTGCTATCGCTCAAGCATTCAATAGCATCATCAATGATAGAATTCCATCTTCAAAGAAGATTAGTGAACCTTATACAAATACATTTTTCTGCGTAAACAAGATTTGGAATGACTCAATGAACTCAATGGGTGGCGTTCCATCAATCGAGTTGAAGGGCGGTAAGACAATGTTCTACGGAGCAAGATTAATCATTCACCTTGGAGGTATTGGTAAGGCAGCTACAAAGAAGCTTGATGCAACCGCAAAGGGTAGCAAGTATCAATATGGTATTACTACTAAGGTAAGAACTACAAAGAATCAGTTGCCTACACCTTGGAATGTTACATATGAAGGTGAAATGTCATGCGTACATAATGGACTTATAAATCCAAATAGACTAGATGAGTATAAGAAAACATATATGAAGGATATTCTAGCTAAGTTGGAGGAAGTTAGCGGAGGACAGCTAAATGCTGATGAATCTGACATCAAGTTCACAGAGGAAGATACTACAGAGTAATGAAACTGAAGTTTGAAGATTGGAGTGATGAATCTGATTATACTTGGGAAGTAGTACATGACGATACACACTTTGAGCCACATGCAGAACCATTTACATATAGAACATTTGAGGAATGGGCTAGACATTACGAGCCGATACGAACAACACGTTGGGAAGTCCATTTCATAATGCCTCGCTCAATAGAGCAAATTGAAGTGAATTATACCATAAGCCCAACGGACGGTACAACAGTAAATAATGTAATAAATCAAGTGAGAGGATAAAATTCTTCTCACTTTTTTTGTTTTTTTAACTTTTTTTTATATCTTTGCAAAAATTAACAATTCATAATAATGGGAAAAATACTTTTAGAATCAAAAATCGTAAACGACAACTTTACGCAGTATCTCTATGATAACTATGATATTCAGAATAGAGATATTACAACTACAGAAGTTCCTCTACCATCACATGAAGACATGGAAGAAATGAATTCTAGCCATTGGAATATAATGCTAATATGTGGCAAGAGTGGTAGTGGAAAATCGACAATTTTAAGAGAGATAGGCAATGTTAAACCAATCGAATATGACTATAATAAAGCAGTGATTAGCCAATTCGATGGTTACACTGAAGAAGAAGTATGTGACCTATTGGGAGGTGTAGGACTTTCCTCAGTTCCTACGTGGCTTCGTAAGCCTCAAGAATTATCCAATGGGGAAAGAGCAAGGCTAGACCTATGCAAAGCCATCTATGACGCAGGAAAGGGGCAAATAATCTATGTGGATGAATTTACTAGCGTTGTGAACAGAGACGTTGCAAAGTCAATGAGTCATGCACTCCAAAGATACATAAGACAGAAGGATTTGAAGATAGTGATTGCATCGTGCCATTTTGACATTATTGAATGGTTGCAGCCAGATTATGTGTTCAATCTCAATCATAGGGATGAGGAAGGAAATGTTGAAATGGAGAAGATGGAATATACAGATGATAATGATTACTCAGTACATCAGTCGGTAAGGGATATTGAGGTATTGAGTGAACCAAGAGCAATTAATTAAGTTATGGATGAGAAAGTATTGAAATTAGTTAGAGATTATGTCATTGAACATTTAGACAAATCTGACGAAATGCCTCAGTTTGAGGTTTTTACTGTATGGAAATCTAAGATACTACAAAATTGGAAGTATTTAGCTTCAACAACACTACCAGATGGTATGTATTACGAATTAACATATGATGGTGATAAAAGAAGATGGTATCTTGATGCTTATAAGAAATTTGATAACAAGTGTATTGAAGATTGATATATGGACGTACAAGAGGCACTTAGGTTACTAGAGTACTATAACAAATGGAGAAAGGGTGCAGATATTAAAATGCCAAATCCAAAAGATTTAAGTGAAGCTATTGACACAATTGTTAATGAATTTAAAAAATAATTTGGAAATTTCATTTTTTTATTATATCTTTGCATCATGGAGCTAAAAGACATTATTTCATGGAAAAGCGTAGATGAGCTTCCTATGGATAACCCTTTCTATAAAAAGGTATTGATTCTATCTGAGGGTAGACTTAGTGGAAGTACATCATTGTATGTATCTACAGACTATTGGCAAGTATTCTTCGATGAAAAAGACTTTGGAGAAGAACAGTTTTATGACAAAAAAGTAAAATTCAATGACCAATACTATGCCTACGGTAGATTCGGTGAGAGAAAGATACCACTTGATAAGATTAAAGGGTGGATGTTTGCAGATGATTTAATAAAATTATACAATGAAAGAGGATAAGTTACAAGAGCTTAAAGCAAAGTTCATGGAAGAGTTAAAGAACAGACCAAAGGTAGAACCAAAGTGGCCTTATGAGCTGTTTGGAATTGAGTGTGGTGAAGGTTGGAAAGGACTTTATCAACCAATCATTGACTATATTGACAAGTACAATGAAGACCATGAAGAGAAGATTGAGATTCACCAGATAAAAGAGAAATTCGGTGGTCTTAGATTCTATACCAATTTCAAAACGGATGCACTTAGGGCTATGATTGAGGATGCCGAAGAGAGGTCGTATAACGTCTGTGAGACTTGCGGAAAGCATATTGATAAACCTATCTGTGAAAACCATTGGATTTATGCGGAGTGTGAAGAGTGCCATCAGAAATGGCTTGACAAACGAGCCAAAGCTTTCGAAGCTTATGAAAATAAGGTAAAGGAAAACAAACCAAAGAGTGAAAGTAATCAAAGTTAATCACAAAAAAGGACAAAGACCATATATTCAATTAACTGTAAGGAGAGTTGAGCCAAGTGTTTGGCGAAGTATGGGATTTGCAAAGGAACATTATCTAACAGCAGAACTTAACAAATCATGCAAATGCCTACTATTTGAGTGGGATGGAGTACCTATAGGATTCGCTGGAATACTTAACACCCCACGTAAAGGAATACCTTATGGCTGCTCAATATCAAGAATAGTTATATTACCAGACTATCAAGGGTTAGGACTTAGTACAATAATTTTCAATTTCTGTGGCGGTATAGTAAAGTCATTGTCTGATGAAGAGCATGATTATAAACTATATATCAAGACTGCTCATAGAAAGTTTGGAGAGGCATTAAGCAGAAACCCAAACGTAAGAGGTACTGTATTTGATGGTAAAGGTAGAGATAAGAAGTCTGCCGACAATCAAAGGTACAGAAATAGACTAACAAGAGTTTCCTATTGTAAGGAATACATTGGGGATAAGATTGATGGATTTCAAGATATATTAAGACCAATAGGAGACATGAGGAAAGAGAAACGTTTTAAATATTAATTTTTTATTGTTATGGAAGATAAACGAGCAGAAATTACTTATGGCACAATTACTGTTACGCCTGAGTACGCAGAGAAAACCATTAACGAATCTTTGGAACATTTCAAGAATAGACACATAAATCCGTCTACTGTTAGAATGTATGCCAAAGATATGTCAAATGGTAAATGGGTTAGAAATGGAGAGACTGTAAAATTCAATCCAGATGGTTATTTGAATGATGGATACCATAGATTTAGTGCTGTGGTAGAATCTGGAGTAGCAGTGGTATTTGACGTTGCTTATAACGTTCCAGATGATTTAGTTCCAACTATTGATGTTGGTCGTACTAGAAGTGTTGAAGACATTTTGGATTTCTATGGGATAGATAGAATCAAAGGTGTTATGGCTGTTGTTAGAAAGAGAGTGGCATTAGACAAGAAAATCACTTGGAAGGGTTCATCTTGCGCTGTAATGTGTACTACTAAAGAAGAGCTTATTGAAGAGTACCTTAGACATAAGGAACAATATGATAAGTTTAAGGAACTTGGAGAGATTTACAAAAAGAACTCTAGTGATATTCTTTCTGCAACTGATACTGGCGGTATTTCAGCACACCTAGTAATGACACTAGGATGGGGTGAAGATTTGGTAGATGAATTTTTTACTAGAGTATCCACAGAATCTTGGAATAATTCTAACATTTTCTCTAAGACTGCACAAGATATATCTACCATTAAGAGGAAGAATAACAGTTCCAAAAGTATTTTGGAGAAATATTATCTTGGATGGAATTCTTTCGTTTCAGGTAACAAAAAGAAAAGACACACTGAGCTAAAATGGTTCATTGAGAATGGTGTTAGCAAAAATGTTGTGGATTTTGAAAATTGTATTGGCGTAGGGTTATCAAGTGACGATTTTGGTATCACCAATGCAAATGAAAATGAGCGTGAATTAGCATATGCGGAAACAGCAGATTAATGGCAACAAGCAAAGCTGAATCAATGAAACGAGGAAAATTTATAGAAAATATTGTCTATGAATTTCTCAAAAATAAAGGATATAAGGATTTATCCAAAACAACAAACGAAGTCGATATGAGAGACCATATCGACTTTACTTTCTATTCTGACAAGTTAAATAAAACAGTTGGAATAGATGTTAAAGCACCGACAGTTATCGCTGGATATAAGCCAAATGAAGCCAATTATGCAACATTTGTCAATAACCAAGGCATTCACGGTTGGTTGTATGGAAAGGCTGATTTCGCTTTCATTGTGACATTTGATGAATTTGTAATTGTGAAGCTGTCAGAGTTGAGGGAGTTTCTAGAGAAGAAGACTGAGGGGCAAGAGGCTTTGTTTGGCAATCCAAAGAAGCCATACACTAAGTTCCATTGCTCTAATGCTGGAGGATATAGAAAATCCATTTCTACATTATTCTATATAGATGATATAAAGAAACTGCCATCTTCATCGTATGTGAAGCATGATAAGGGAAAGGAGATAAGAGAATATTATAGTTTTCAAAAAATAGGGGAAATGAGAAAAACAAGGCTAGGAAAATAACCTAGCCTTGTTTGTTTTGTTAATATCACAATAACGTTAAAATTCCAAATCTTGATGCATAACCAATAACTACTCCAAGAACAGTCAATGACCAGTCAATCCAATCCCATTGTCCACCCCATAGTTTGTCTTTCAATTCAAGTGTTGATGCTATACCAATTCCAGCATATGCTGCACAGTAAACAGTATTAGCACCAACACCTATGAGAATTCCTCCAACGAGGTGTTTCCATCTGTTTGATTTAGATAGCCACGACATTATAGCAAAATGATTGAGGATAATAATGCTACTAGAATACCAAACACAGCACCATATATTACGCTTTTCCAAGAATAACGGAATCCTTCAAAACATAAAATCTTTATTGCTTCTCCCATCCAAGAGAAACCAACACCAGCCAATGCGCTAAGTAAGAAAATGTTTATGAATGGCACAACTGTACCAATTGCCACCTCTTGAAAAACAGCGAAAAATGCTGCCAATACTGCTAAAGTTACGTTAAAATAAACGCTTTTAAAAAATTTCGTTAACATAATT